GTTGAATGGGGGTGCGGTGATGTCGAAGTACCGCGGGGTGAGCCCGACCCAGTCCGTGTCGGCCTGGTTGTAGCCGGGCATGTCGAAGTTCGAGGGTGATGAGACGACGACGCCGCTGCCGCCCGCACCACCAGTCCAGCTCGTCCAGGACGTCGACCCGACTGGCGAGTACCAGAACCCGAAGCCACCCGAGAGGCCCGTGTCAGGGACGACCTCGAGGTAACTGGTATTCGGCGTGTAGGCCGGTGTCGTTCCGCCGGCTTGTCCGCCCAGCACCCGGACGTATCCGAGACCCGACGCGCCGCCCTCAATGAGCATCCCGAGAATCGAGATGACCACCGGGCCGCTCGTGACGGGAAGCACCCACCACTGCGAGCCGTCCCAGAGCAGCGACGTCAGATCGGAGCCGTTCGCGCCCGCGGCCGGGACCTGCGATCCGCCGGGCTGCTGAACACTCCCCGCGTAGCCCCACGTGCGACCACCCGTCGCATCCTGAATCCACTCGATCGTACCCGTGCACCACTTCCCCGACGGGCCGCTCGGAAGCGTGATCGTCGGATTGCCCGTCAGGTTCACCTTCTGCAGCGGATACGACGCGAAGCTGTTCAGCGTCTGCGACGTGCTCACGTTGGAGAACGACGCGATGGCCGTCGCGAGCCCCGGCGCGTTATTCAGCGCCTCCGCAGTCTCGACCGGGTAGATGCTCGTCCCATCCGGCCACGACTGCGCCGTACTCTGCGGCGACGCCGCACGGGTGATCCCCGTCAGCGCCGTCCCGGACTGCGTCGGGATGATGATGACCTCACCAGGCGAATCCGGATCACCCGGCCGCTCAGTGATGATCGCGTGAAACTGGTAGCCCGACACCTGCTGAGCCGCCGGCAACGCAGACGCGACGTTGAACGACGTCGCACCCGATGAGATCGACCCGCCGTTCCCCGACAGAGTCGCGATCGGCGCATCAGAGCCCACGGTCGGGCTGTTGACGAACATCTCGTCAGCCATGCGGCCCTCCCCGGTCGGGGGTTCAGATGAAGACGAGCGACACGGCCGCGACCGACGCGGACGCGTTCAAAATCACCGACGTCACGCTCGACACGAGCGGGAACACGGCGTAGCCGATCGCACTGAACGGCGCGACCGGCAGACCACCATCGGACGGGTTCGCACTCGTCCGGACCTTCACCGTCGCCGCGACGCCACCCGTCCCGAGGACGATCAGCACCGCAACCGAGCCGGTCGGGACGCTGAACGTGTTGTCCCCCGACGCGAGCGTGGTGCCGTCGACCTGGTCGATGACGTTCGCGCCCGTGATGGTGAGCGGCCCGATGATCTCCTCGCCGAACGGGAGTCCCGCAGCCATCCCGGAGATGGTCAGCGTGCCCGACATGTCTAGGCCACGGCTTCTTGGTCGTTCTCGTACAGCACCGCGCGCAGCGAGATGCCACCCGAGAGAATCAGAGCCTTGACGCCGGGGAGCGCGATCTCTGCCTGCTGCTTGATCTGGGCGATTTCGTCGTCGGAGAGTTCGCCCTCGAACGAGAGCACGATCTTGTCGCCGGGCCGTACCCGAAGACGTGTCGCGCTCTGAATCTCAGCGACGAGCAGGCGACGTCGAAAGAGGCGCATGGACTACTCCTGTACGTCGCGGATCGCGTCGATGACCGCGCCCTTGTTCGGCAGCTTGTCCGGCGACTCGACACCGACCGACTCGGCGTGGTCGTTGAGCTCGTCACGCGTCAGCGACTCCAGCTCGTCCTCGTCGTCATCGGCGTCTGCTACGGGCGCCGGAGCGGGCTCCGGCTGGACATGCGCCTCGATGAACAGCTCGAGACGACGCACCGCGATCCGTAGCTGCGTCGCGTCCGCCTCCACCTTGTCCTTCACGACCTCTGCGGCATGCTCGACGAGTTCCTCCGCTCGTGCGACCAGATCCTGTACTTCGCTCATGAGTCCTCCTCGCGGGTCTGGTCACGCTTCTCACGCGACCCAGGGACAGCGCGCTCCATCGGAAACGGCATCCCCGGCCGAGCGCGCGGATTCTCCGGTGACGCCGGAGCGGGAGCCGGCTCTTTCTCCGACTCCCGCTCGCGGTCATTCATCGCAGGAACACCGCCGGCTGGGCCGCGACCGCCGTCACGCCCGAGAGCGTGATCGACGTCGGAGCCGTGGCACCGAGGGCCGAACCCGACGTGCCGCCGAGGAACACCGGCATGCCGGTGTACCACGCGTACTGCGCGGCGGCGGCTGACGTCGCGCCGATCAGAGACGAGCACGTGGTGGCCGTCTCCGAGATCGCCGCGTACAGGATGCCGTTGGGCGAATCGGTCGGGTTGACGATGTACTTCGCACCGAGCGTGAACGTGAACCGCCCAGACGCCGCGATGGCAGCCGTGCCGCCATCCGTCGACTGGGTGCCGACGAGCGTGCCCGCCGAGTTGTAGAGCGCCGCCCACGAGTGGGTCGGCGTACCGGCCGCGGTCGCGCCGACGAGCACGTCGACGTACTGGATCAGGTCACCGTTCTCGACGGGGACCGGCACCAGTGTCGCCTTGCCGCCGGTCGTGGCGCCCCAGACGGACGCCGCGATGTCGGAGAGCCCGGCGAGACCGAGGTACTCCAGGTTGGACCGCACCGAGACGTTGCCCTGCGCGTTGTTGGACGCGAGAGCCACAGCCTTCGAGAACGGGTAGGTCAGGGGAAAGCGTCCCCCAACGAGATCACCGGACATAGGTGAGCTTCCTTTCGGTGTTGAGGGGTCGACTTAGAACGTGTCGCCGAAGCCGGTCGACGGAGCCGCGAAGCCCGAACCGGTGGCAACCGCGAACGACTGGCCATAGCGCACCAGGAACGCGGCGTAGTTGTAGACGCGGAACCGCACGCCCAGCGAACCGGACTCGACCTCGCGGAACACGTCCGTCCGCAGGGGCGACTTGAACAGCCACGAGTCGTCCCAGTTGCCGCCGATGACGACATCCTGGCCGGAGCCGCCACCGGTCGTGTCCGCCGTGGTGATGTTGTCGTCGATGTAGACCGGCGCGTCAGCGACCGACGGCAGCGAGCCGACGAGGCCCTCGGGCTGAAGGCCACCCTGGATCGCCGCGTTGATGTTGAACCGGCCGCCGCCCGACGTCTCGCCGAGCGGACGGTTGTTCGCGTCCAGACCCGTCGAGTAGGAGAACCACCGGCGGCCGTGCATCGCGAACTTGAAGTTCGAGATGTCGAACCGCGTGCGAGCGACCTTCGATGCCATCGGCCCGAACACGGCCTGCGGCAGCTTGTACGCCGCCGGCGAACCGTCGGTGTACGTCAGGGTGTTCACGCCAGACCACGCGCTCCCGCCGGCACCGTTGTAGATGCCCTGCAGGTGCCCGCCGTTCAGCGAGTTCGTGTTCGTCCCGTCGCCGGAGATGACCTCACCGTCGAGGAACGTGTTGTACGCGGCCATCAGGTCGGTCGTGATGACCTCGTCGACGATGCCGTGCGGTGACTGCTCGAGCAGCTGGATCGCCACGTCGGAGTAGCCGCCGATGGTCTTGACGTTCGCCTGCACGAACGTGTCCGTCCAGTCCTTGGACGGCAGACCGGCGTTGTTGGCCTGCTGGTACCCGATGGTCGTCAGGTTCACCAGCTTCGGCACGTTGATCGAGTTCGTTCCAGCGGGCACGTCCATCTGCCGCGGGAAGCCCGCGACGATCAGGTGCGCACGCAGACCGGGGATGAACTCGTCCTCGAGCCACAGCGGCGGGATGAAGTATCCGCCGTATCCGTCCGTGGAGTTCGGGGTGACGCGCTGCTCGAACGGGTTGTATGCCAGCCCGTTGGAACGAAGGTCCTGGAGGGCACGGGCGAGCCCCGCGTCGCTCATCCGGCCATTCATCCGAGCCAGGAACTCCGCTTCGGCCTCCGCGAGCTGCCGGCGAGCATCCCGCTCGCGATTCGCCATTCGCTCCGGCATCACGGTCCGCATCTCGCGGGCGTGTGCGTCGAGGCGTGCCTGCGCCGCGTCGCGAGTTCCGCCGGTCTGCAGCGAGATGCCGGGGCCGTGAGTGAGAGCCAGGTCGCGGTAGTAGGACAGGCCCTCCATCCCACGCGTGTTGTCTGACCGATAGGTCAGGGGCTCATGCGTGATTCGGAGGCTGCCGGTCTCCGACTCTGCGTCGGCGGCCTGCTGGAGACGAGCACTCCGCGCATCCCGCTCGGCCACGATGGCCTCGAGGTCGCCGATGCGGGCGTCGTAGCCTGCGATCTCGTCCTTGCGCGCCGCGGACGCGGCGCCGAAGGCCGTCTCGGACGTGCTGTACTTCTCGAGCTCGGCGCCGCGCTCCTCGTCGGAGAGCGCGTCGAACTCGTTGCTCGCGCGCCGCTCCTTGAACGTCGCGCGCTCGGTCTCGCGGGCCTCGATGAACTGGGCCCACGCGTCGTGACGCTGAGTGCGCTCCGACTTGAGCGCGTCGAGGCGCTCCTCGAGCGTGGGCTCCGTGGCCGTATCAGCCATGGGGGTCCCCTTTCGGGATCGTGTGAGTGAGATCCCGGGTGGTGGCCCCGTAGGGCTCCGGCGCGGGTTGGTACAGCAGGCGTCAGCGGGTGGTCACGCCCGAGGCGGACCGGCGCGCTGCGCCGAAGGTAAGAACGAGTCCGGGCTAGTACCCGGTCTGGACAGTCATGCCGGTGCCGGTCAGGACACCGATACCGCCGGGACGACGACCAGTGATCGCCGCGGCGTTGCAATGCATCTGCAACCGGACCCCGAGCGAGCCGGAAAGCGGCTCACGGGCGATCAGCGTCTGCGGCTGACCCTCAAGCAGGATCAGATCCCGCGGGCGCAGGCAGATGATCGAATCCTGGCCACCGACGACCGGAATCGCATCGTCGAGGAACACCGGGAGGCTCATGATCCCGCCGATCGGATCAGGGGTCTTGTCGTCGTCCTTGCCGATGAAGATCGGCGACAGACCGAACGGGAGTCCGGTCGAGTCCTCCTGGCCCTGAATCCAGAACCACCGCGCGGTCCGCATCAGGAAGCACTCCGGCGCCCGCAGACGCGCGTCGCCGATCTGCGCCGGAACCTGGCTGAGCGGCGTCCACATGTTCTTGCCCGTCGGCGACGCATCCGTGTACGCCACGCTGACGATCCCCGTAACCGACGTCACGCCAGTGAGCCCCGGGCCCGTCGCGGGCCCGGCGAGCAGCTGCGACTCGAGGTCAGAGTCGTACGCCTCGGACAGATCCTGGAAGATCGCCCAGTCCAGATGCGCGCCCTGCGGCGACTGCTCGAGCAACTGCAGCCCGACATCGGCCTGACCGGCGAACGGCGCGACCGACGACTTGGCCGCCGCATCGGCGATGTCCTGATCGAGGACGGCCGTGCTGCTTCCCTGCGGCTCGACGGCGGTACCGGTCGAGATCACCGGCACGTTGACCGACGAGACACCCACAGGCAGCGGGAACGTCGGCATCAGCCCAGCGAGCACCCTGCCGGGGCGGTTCGCGGTCGCGAACAGCTGGTTCAGCCACGCTGGCGGCGCGAAATACCCGCCGTGCCCAGGGGTGCGGTCCGGGGTGACGCGATATTCCATGCCCGCAGCAGCGCCACGCTGCCATGCACGCTCCTCGCGGACGGCCGAGAGCCGCTCCATCTGGGCGCCGTGGCGCGACAAGCGCTCCTGTGCGCCCGGAGACGACACACGGCCCGTCTGCTGGGCAAGGAAGTCTCGGTAGTACGAATGGCGTCCCAGCGGCGAGTAAACAAGCTCCTCGCCGGTCGCCGAGCGCGACAGGATCTGCAGCTGCCCAGCGATCCGGCGGCCGACCTCGTCCGGGTCCTGCGCCAGCAGCTCGACGTTCGTATCGGTGTCGACGCTCATCGCTTCATCCCCATCAGGTCGGCGCGGGCACGATCAGAGAAGTCCGGCAGGACCAACTCCGAGATCTCCTGGTAGCGGCCCTCCTCCTCGTCAGGTCCGGCGGTGTCGTCGTCATCGACCTCAGCCGAAGCATCCAAGCCGAGGAGTTCCGCGAGCGACGACGCCTGATCGACGCCCTGCGACAGGTAGTCATGGATCGGCTGGAGGGTCGCGGCGGTTGACGCCGAGATCGTCTTCCCGGTCCGGAGATCCTGCAGCGCGTCCTGCCACGCCTCGAGCGTCAACCCGCGGCCGCTGAGCAGCGCACCCATCGCCGAGCGCATCGACACCAAGCCGCCCGTGTGAGGGTTCGCGCCGTAGTTGACCGGCGAAACGTCGCCCTTGTCGAGGTTCAGCTCCTGCAGGAACCGCAGATCGTTGCCGGTGCCGTTCTCATCGCCGTAGGACCAGCGCTGGCGCATCACGCGGAACGCGAAGCTCATCTCATCGACCGCGCCATCGGCGACTGCGGCGTTGAGGATCTGGACGTCACCGCGAGCCGGGTTCAGCGTCGCGCCGACATGCAATCCGACTAGGTCCTCGTGCAGCTGAAGCGTCCCGGCCTTCGTGCGGGCCATCGTCACGCCGCCGTGGTTCACGAGGAACGCGACATCAGCCTTGTCCGACAGCGTCTTCGAGAACGCGCCTCGGAGCACCGACTCCTTGTACGGGCCGAGCCAGTCCTCCATCTCGTAGGAGTGGCCGTCGTCGTCCTCGTCAGCGCACGTGATCGACGCGTACCCCTCGAACTTTAGGTTCGTGCCGCCGGCGCCGTTCGGAACCTCCCGGATCTCGAACTGGCTGATCGCGACGCGCCGCTCCTCACGGACACCGCGCATCTCGTCGCGGAGCGCGCGGACCTCATCGCTGCTGCGAGTACCGGGCGCCGGGTTCCGGCGGCTCTTTGACTCGCTCGCGACCTCACCCGTCCCGCCACAGTCCGGGCACTTCGTCGAGCCGCCCTTGATCTTCCCCGAGCCGCTGCACGTCGGGCACTCCTTCGTGCTCGACCTCGCGGCCTTCGCCTCGGCGTCCTTCAGCGACCCGTCCGAGTTCCAGTTGTCGGGGATCTGATCGGTCGCTGACAGCGCACCGGCCCGCCCGATGATGTACTTCCTCAGTGCGTCGTGGTCGGCGTTCCCGCGACCCACAGCGTGGATCGCGTTGCGCAGATCCTCGACGTCATCGATCGGATAGGAGTAGTGCCCATCCGGATTCTTGAACGCGTGGCCCTTCTCTCCAAGCTCATTGACCTCAGCCTGCGTGTACTTGCCGCGCACCAGGAGGTCGTAGGCAGCTTGGCGCTGCTCATGCGTGTCCATAAGCTGCCCTCCTTCGGGCGTTAGTCGGCCTTGTCGCCGCCGGGTCCAACCTCGGACGACGACGGCGGTTTGACGGGTGCAGAGTTCAACGGCGCGTCATACGCCTCAAGAATCGCGGCGGCAGCCGGGTCGGTGACCTCGGGCAGACCCTCCGCGGCCCTCACCTCGGCGTTATTCATCGCGCCCATCACACGAGCGATCTGGTAGGCGCCCCATCGCTGCAGCGCATCGCCGCGGAGACGCTCCGACAGGTCGAAGGTCACGAACTGCTGCGGCGGAAGCCACGTCCGCATCAAGTCTTCCCACCGCTTGAGCCAGATCAGCAGCGTGTTCCGGACAAAGCCGATCTCCTGCTGCTCGATGCCAGCGCCCCACGACGTCGACGCGTCCGTCATCCCGAGCATGTGCGGCGGAATCCGATAGATCATCCCGCTGATCTGCGACGCCGAAAACTGCATCTGCTCAAGGAACTGGGCGTCCGCCATCGACATCGTGATCGGCTTGAACGTCGTCCCGCCAGTCAGGATCAGCGGCAGGAACGCATGGTTGATCCCTTGCTTCGCAGCAAGGATCGCCGACATCATCTCCTGCGCCTCATCGTCGTCAAGGTCACCCTCGACCTCGTAGACGCCATCCGGCCGGGCGCTGTTCGCGAAGAACGCGCCGCCGTGCAGATCGTGCGCTCGGGCGAGGCCGATCGTGTTCCGCAGATACTCGATCGGCGACAGGCCCTCGAGGCCCTGCGGCACCGACAACGCCATCTTCCGCGTCACCTGATCCGCCGGGACCGGAGTTGGATCGTTGCCGTACCGAACCTCGATCTCACCCTCAGAATTCCGACGCACCCGCGCGCGATCGGGATGGACAAGCTGGATCTGCTCCGGGCAGCCACGCGCATCCATGCCGATCCGGCGACCCCACAGGTTCCCGCGGAGCAGCATCGACATCGTGCCCTGCGTGATGAAGTCGCCCTGATCGATCTCCGCCCACGGCTGCGCGATCACCTGAGACGGAGCCATCTCCTGCGGCTCACCGCCCACCAGCCGCCACTGCTTGATCGGCAGCGTCGCGATCGCCTCACTGATCAACGCCACCGAGCCATACACCGCGACCTGCTGAAGCGCCGTCTGCTCATTGACCTGCACCCCGGCGGCCGTGCCACCCATCGAACCCGGCGGCGGCGGCGCGGTCGAGCCCCACGGCGCCAGCGGATTCGCGCTCCGCGTCTCATACCCGCCATCGCGGGTCCGGATCTGCACGAGTGCCTACTCGTCGAGCTGGGCGAAGGCGACGTTCTCGCGCGGGACGAAGACCTCGCCGCCCATCGTGGTGCGCTTCCCGTTCTCCCCAAGCAACGCCGACGCGCGCAGGATGATCCCATCGACCGCCTGCTCCATCAGCACACCCTCGATCGACTGATCCTGCCGCGTGTGCACCAGGATCTTCTTCTTCATCACCCGGTCCAGCCAGCCAGCGGGGGCGGCGTCAAGCGCCGGCAACTCAGAGCGTCCGAACACGGCGCCTCC